TAGAGGTATGGATTGGGGATTTGCTGTTTCATACAATGCACTAATTGAAATGATAGCTGATGCAGACAAGAAAGAGTTATATATTTTTAAAGAATATTACTGCAAAGATAAAACAAATAGTCAAATAATGCAGGATATACAGCATATAAAAGATAATGGATATAGAGTTATTGCTGATAGTGCAGAACCTAAGACAATCAAAGACTTTAGAGATGCAGGCTTTAAGTTTTATGAAGCTAAAAAAGGAGCAGGAAGTGTAAAAAGTGGTATAAGAAAGTTGCAAGAGTTTGACACTATTTATATATCAGAAGAGTGTCCGAACACTTACAGAGAGTTTGAAACATTAGAGCATCCGAAAAATGAAAGAACATCTGAAATAGATGAAGATAAATATAACATTGACCCACACACGGTCAATTAGCATTAGCCGTGTATAAAGTGCGAAATTAAGCAAGGAGGTCTCAAAAGAGATAACTTGAACCGAAGGCTAAAACTAAAAAGTTAGTCAGGGGCAGAGCATAGGAATTGAAACTGCAAGTCAGAATATAATATTCCCACGAGGTCGCACAAGGTTGAATATTACAACTTTAAAACATATGCCGAACTTACTGGTGACAGTAAGAAATAAAGGATAAAAAGCCTTTATGATAACAAAATGTGATGCTGTAAGGTATGCACTTGAAGAGTTTAATCATTACAATTTAAAGAGTAGAGTCTTTAGAAAGCCGATTGGGCTATAAGGAGGAAAGAATTGGACATCAATCTAATAAATAGATTTATAGTGCCGCAGCAAGATTTAATCACAGCGGAAGAGGCAGAAAGAAACAGTAACTCAAAGATAAACAAGCGGCTGTTCAAAGGCGAACAGACAGAAGTGTATCTTAATGATTATTTGCACAGAATAGAGCTTGGTGGTAGCAAATTGCAAGGCGAAAACGGTTATATATCGTTTCAATCTAATACTGCAAAAGACTTCTTTAAAGCTATTCTGCAAGGTGTGAATATGACATCTCCTGTTGTTGAGGCTTATGCAGGTTTACTGTTCGGTCAAGGTTTCAGCATAACATCTAAAGATGCTAAACAACAAGAATGGCTGAACGGTAAAAGAGAGGGAAAAGAGAGTTTTGAAAAGTATCTATGTAAGAAACTATATGCTTCTGCTATTGAAGCAGGACTTACAGGTAACGGAGTACTTGAAGTATATTCGGAGATAGATGAAAATAACAAGCCTTGTGCCAGAATAGCAGTCGTTCCTTCTGACAGGTGGTATCCTATAACTTCAGCAAAAGACCCAAGTGAGATTATAGCGAATGCTATTGTACATAGCTATCAGCTTAAAGATGACAAATACATAAACAGAATTGTTATATACTGCAACGGATACAACTTATATTTAGCAGTTGAAACTGAAAACGGAAAGATTAAAGGCTTGACTGACTGGACAAGATACACGGACAAGTTGGGGAAATTACCTGATGAGGTTGAAGCGGCAGTAGAAAATGAGTTTGTGTATGTGCAGAAAACAAATATAAATATATCTCTATGTCAAGTGTATGCGAGCAAGATTGGAAGAGTTGATAGTCCGTTCGGTAGACCGATTATATCAAGTAGTTTCAGAACTCAAGAAAGAGAGCTATGTGTTAGAAAGACACAAAACGGAAGAGTGTTAGACAAGAACTCCGACCCTTTGCTAATCGTTCCTGAAAGTGCAGTTGAAAAAGATGCAACAGGTAAACCTTATGTTAATTTGAGTGGAAAGACTATTGAAATAAACAAAGAATATGATGTTGAACCTAAATATGTTGAGTGGAACGGTTCGTTAAATGAGAGCAGAGAGGACATAAAAGACACTATTGACGCTATAATGAGAGAAACAAGACTTGCAGGGGAACTATTAGGAAGTAGTGCAGGAAGTGGAATACTTACTGGTGAGGCACTATTTAGAAAGATGACTGCAACACTTGCAGAGTTAGGAACTAAAAAAATGCTTGTAGAATTAGCAGTTGAAAATATCATAAAAGTATGCTGGAAAATAGAAAATCCTGATGCTGAAATGATAGACTGTACAGTTAAGTTTGCAGATGGATTGCCTACAAGTGAAAGCGAGAAAATAGATAACATACTTAAGAAGAACGGAAATGAGCCTATAATTTCAATGATAGATGCAATAAAGGAAGCATATCCTGGCATATCAGATGAAGAAGCGAAAAAAACACTTGAAGAGATACAAGAGCAAAGAGGATTATCTAATTCGTTGACTGATAGTGAAGTGATAGAATGACAAGAGAAGAAGAGTTATACAAATTATATGAGCAGGGATTTGAAAAAGTCCTTGCTTTACTTTTACAAAAACAGAAACTTGGAAAATATGACGAATATGAAAAAGTAATATTGTTTGAAATAAACAAGATATTAAATCAAATAGAAAGAGAAACACTTTCATATAGTAAAAAAGATATGCCGACACTATATGAATGGAATAGAGCAACGATATTAGCAGCAGCAGGAGTAACTGAAATACCTTCAATGGTTGGGATAGATAAGCGAACTATTATAGAGCTGCAAAAGGTATTTGACAGACAAATATTTGATGGTATAAATCAAGTTAAAAAAAATATACATAGTATTGTCAGAAAAATGGCATTAGAGCAAAAAATAAGTGGTGGAAAATTAAAAGAAAAAGTATCTGAAGCAGTTGACTTTCTTGCAAAACAAAATATCTTTACTTTTGAGGATAAGCTTGGAAGAGTACACAGTTTAGAGAGTTATGCTGCAATGGCAATTAAGACAACACAAACAGCAGCACTTAATTCAAGTGTATTCAATGCAAGTTTGCAACTTAAAAACGACTTGGTAAAAATGAGCAGTCATTCTACAAGTTGCCCTATTTGTGCTATGTATCAAGGTAGAGTGTATAGTATAACAGGTAAAACAAAAGGATATCCGTCATTGTCTGTTATAAATAATGGTAATGTTGTGCAATACGGAACAGTTCATCCAAACTGCCGTCACAGATTTACGATATACATTAAAGAGTTTGATGATGATGCTGCACAAACAAAAAAAGATAGCAACAAGCCTTTCGAGGACACAAGAAGTAAAGAACAGAAAGAAAAGTATTTAAATAGACAGAAATTGAACTATTATCGAAATAACAAAGCTAAAATAAAAGATAAGTTGAGAGTGTATGAAGCTGTAAACAAAGAACAGTTGACTGTTGAACAAAAAAACGAATTAAAAAAAATGCAGTATAGGCAAAAGTTGATTAATAAAAAAATAAGAGAATTGACAAAAGAGGTTAAATAGGTTATAATAATCAATGTGGGCATATTTTCCTCATAGGGAACACCACAAATTGAGTGGTTGAAATAATCACTCTAAAATAAAATATAAAAAAGGACTGTCGAGATGATAGACCGAACTTAGAACCTTTAGGGGCGGAGTGTATCATTCCGTCCTTTTTTGTATCTTACAACAAAACAATTCGACGCGTTGGTCGCTAAAAACGAAAAAAAGGAGAGATTAAAATGGCAGAAGAAATAACAAAAGATACGGAAACGACAGATGAAGTCGTAAAAACAGTGCCGTATGAAAGATTTAAGGCTGTAAATGAAGAGAGAAACACTTTCAAAACTTCATTAGCTGAAAAAGACAATCAAATTAATGCACTCACTGAAAAGCTAAAGGCTTATGAGGGGTACATACCACCGACAGAGCTGGAAAAAGTAAAAACTGAAACAGAAAAGGCTTATCAAGAGAAGTTAGAGAGTTTAACTATTCAATCTAAACTTGAAACTAAACTTGTTGCAGAAGGACTTGATGAAGAGTTTACAGAATTCATAATGTCAAAAGCAGACACAGCAGGAATGAAACTGAAAGACGGGAAAGTAATAGGATTAGATGATGTAGTAAATGGATTGAAAGAGAAATATCCCAAGATGTTTGGGGTAAAACAAACAAAACCAGCAGGAGCACCACCGGCAGCACCAGGAGGAGAAGCACCAGGAGCAACAGATGAAGAGGCAGAAATAAGAAAGAGAGTTTTTGCTGCTGCTGGGCTAAAATTTTAAAATAGGAGTGATATATAATGGCAAATTCAATAACAAAGGCTAAAATCTATTTGGATATGCTTGATGCAGTATATGCAGCAAGTGCAAAAACAATGATACTTGATAACAATCAATTCGTAAGAGAGGGAGCGCAAGCGGGAGAAGTTCTTATACCTAAAATGACAATACAAGGTCTTGGAGATTATTCAAGAACGTCAGGTTTCGTCGATGGAGATGTAACCCTAACTTGGGAAACTCACACACTAACACAAGACAGAGGAAGAAGTTTCCAAGTAGACAATATGGACAATATGGAAACAATAGACACAGCGTTTGGACAACTTGCAGGAGAGTTTATAAGAACAAAAGTTGTTGCTGAAATAGATGCTTACAGAATGGCAAAACTTGCATCAAAAGCAGGAACAGTTGCAACACCTGCAACATTAACAGCTTCAACAGCTTCTCAAGCGGTAGATGATGCAATAGCTGCAATGA